ATAATCAGTGAGCCGTTAAGATTTACAATAGCCATGATTTATCTCCTATACTTCTACGCAAGCGATTTCGACAACTTTATCTTCTTCCATACGGGTTGCGCCGAAGTCTTCACTACGGAATACCTGTACAGAGTGAGACTTGTCAGCTCGCTCAGCGATACGGGTTATATTATTGGAACCTTGCGCCAGCAAGAGACCATCCTCTGCCCAAGCAATAATCTGGCGATCACTGTTTGAATCGAGAGTTAAACGCTCTGACCGAACAAATGTAAAGCCCAAGAACTCATTAACCTTGCCTTCAACTAACGCTTTAACCGTGTTGAAATCTGAGCTTGTAATCTCAGTAGTAGCCAATAAGTTAGTTAGTTGTTGCGCGGAGAAAGCTAAATAGCGGCGAATGTCTGGATCAACATCGTTGGCATTTAGGATTTCAGCAGCAGAACGGAGTTTGGCAATAGTTAGACCTGTTCCGCCAGCAACTACTTTCTGTGAGGCAGGCAGAGTAACCAGAGTAGTACCTGATTTACCTGTCTTAGAAGAACCTAACGCAGCCTCGATAATAATATCGTCGCGTGAACGGTTAAGAGCCATCATAGCTGATTGAGCGTAAGTTGACGTAGGATCGATCAAAAGACGAACCTTATCAGCTTGGTCAATCAGATCAGCCCATTCAAACGTCCGTAGAGTTACTGCACGGCGTGAATGAGGAGTATCGATACGCGGAGTATCACTGTGGCGAGAAGTCCGCTCTAATGCCGCTGTAGGGCCGACCTGCTCATAAAAGCCTGTCTCGCCAGTCTGCGACTCCATACGAAGTTTTCCCATAAACCGGGAATCTTTTTGCTGTGAAAGCAAGTCGATGTTAGCACCGAATTGATTCACAAACGCGGTGGTGATTTCAAAAGACATAATATGTCCCCTTAAGTTAAACAAAAGTAAGTTTTTGTCCAGCTTTGGGGTTGTCGTTGCCGGTCCCATTACTAGAAATCGTAAGGTTCCGGCCCCTGGGGGGGGGGTTGTCGGGGGAAATACTAGCGGGCGCACCTACCATGAGTGACATTTAATGAAGGACCTCTGCCCTCCACCCGCTAATTGCTACATTATAACATTATCTACCTTATATCAATTATATTGTTGCTCAAATAATTGCTGTACTTGTCGCGCAACCTGTTTATGTTCTGGGTGCTTGCGATCAAGATAAGCAGGATTGGTCATTAATGTGTTGCGTTTGTCCTCAATATCTTGTGGGGTCATTGCTGATTCACGCCCATCACCTTCAAGTTTTCCGCTCTCCATCATTGATTTGCCGATATTATGGAACAACTTAGCCATTACTGGATGATCTCCGACCTTCACTCCGTCGATAACAGCATTATTCAAGAAGTCTTTGTCTGTATCAGTTGCGAACTCTGCAATAGCCCGTTGAGCAATCCCCGTATTTTGATCGAATGCCTGCCCCCATTCTGACTTAAGAGCCGTGATCTTCTCATTTAAGGCTGAGTCGTTAGCGCTAGTAGTCGCTTCCTGTCCTGCTTGAGTCTGTGCAAATTGCCAAGCTGAGATCTCCTGCACTTGTTTATTGCTTAGCCCAATCTCATGCGCCTTGGTTAGAAACGACTCTTGCAACTCTGCATTCAGCTCTACACCTTCAGGAGCTGTTACCTCATAGCCCGTAATATCTTCAGGTCGTCCGAGCCGAGCATAGACATTACCCCAGTCCTCATCAGTCTGAGGCATTGGAATCTTGTCAGCTCCAATCATGCGCTGAGCATTCAGCCAAGACTTACTCAGAGACTCTACAGAATCAAACTTTGTAATGTTCTGGTCTTCACGCATATCCTGTGGCAGGGAATCATACCAGTTGCCTTCATCTGGCGCGTTAGCAGGAGCTGCTGCAGGTGCTGGCTCTCCGCCTCCTGGTGTTCCTTCCTCTCCACCTTCTTCATCCATTAATAGATAATTCATTCCATATTTCATAATTTGGCCTCCTTAATCTGGACAACCAAAGATTCCATAACGTTAATCGCATTTTCCACAGCAACCCGCAAATCTCCATAAACCATCGCGTAATCACTATAATTACAAAGATCATCTCGGGCTTCGGCCTGTTTCTTTTGCAGAAAATTACTTAAATTTTCGATTTCAGTAATTAATCCATCTTTAGTTTTCATTTAGCGTCCCCTTCGACGTTATTAATAAAATCTCTTTCGTTCCAATTAAGCTTTTGCAAGATAGTTAAAGCTACATCCCGACGCGCCTCACGGATAATGATTGAGTTAGTATCTGTGCAGCCAGTTAAAGGCTCAAGAACATGGCAGTACTTCATAATGTCCTCAAGCACTCTCCGGCCGCCTGGAGTGTCAAAAGCTTGACAGTAATCAATCTTGAGTTGTTTTGGGGCGGCCACGTTTAGGCTTCTCCTCTTCATTTACTGGCTGAAGACTAATCACTGGCGCATGATATTCTTTATTACGCTCCTTGCATTTCAATTGGACACATCGGACCTTAACATCTTGATGATACTGCATCATCTGACCGCATAAGCCACATCGCAGCTCTGTGTGGATTGTTACCTTCATATTAGCCCCCTTCAGCCGCTTTTAATAAATCTACAAGTTCTTGGTATTTAACATATTCTCCATCTTTATCATCACGCTCGAACTCAATATAAGTTCCGCAGCAATCAATATCACCGGCTATTTCAGCATAGTACCTAGGCACCTCGCTTAAAACCTTTCTCAATAAATCACTCATATCAGCCCCCTTCGACTGTTTGTTGTGATGGTTGTCCTGCTTCACCTGCTGCTATACTTGCTTCACTCACTGCTTGTCCTGCTTCACCTCCTTGTTGTGCTAGCGCTAAAGCTTGGCTCAGTTGTTGGATTTGCTGACGCTGTTGTCGAACCGTGTCTCGCTCTTGCTCTTCTGAGAACTTATTAGGCGAGACACCAAACATTTCTAAAGTATCTCTAACCATTTTATCCCCATTGAGATTATCAGTTAGTAAAGCGGGGTTTAATTGTAACAAAGGTCCTAGAACATCAACAGCACGAATAAAGCCATTAGCTTCTTGTTGCATTTGCGACATGCTTATTTGGCTTGTATATTCAAACTCAAACGATGGAGGCAATGACTCAGGCGGCTCCCCAAATTTACCTTGGCGAAAGAGTATACCAAACACACGGTTAAGAACAGGGCCAAGGAATTCAGTCTGAACCCGGCCAAGTATAGGCCCCATCAATCTGAGCTTCTCTTCTGTCCTTTGCAAGACCTCTGTAGCAGTCATTTGAGGACCGCCAGCAAACTGAAGTTGATCTACAAAGAATATCGACCGGATTCTATCCTGGAGCATGTTTACAAAATCTATGCCGATCCCTGGATTAGCAGACGGAAACTGTCCAATTGCCGTAGCAGCAGAAGCACCATTAGCAGTATCAAAGATGTTTACGCCACCAGGAACTGTACGCAATGGATTAATAAATCCTTCACTGGGCAAGATTAAAGGAGGATCTACAGACTTCTGAGCCGCCTTGATGGTTGTCTTCATTACCTCGTTAAGCATCTTAATATCAGGTAATGCAGTCATTGCAGGAGAACGGCCATAAGTCTCCATAGGTGACTTGTAGAAGCGTCCTACAGGTAATGGAAACTCATTGTATCCACCCTCTTCCAATAGATGCCGATCTCTTTCGATGACATAGGCTTCTTCAAATGGCAGATTCTTAGCGTTTCTTTTAGTGTCGTCCCTATCCTTGCGAGGTTGAATGGCATGAATAATGAAGAACTTGACATCAGGCTTGTCTTTCTTAAGAGAGTCTTTAACCGTCTTACCTGAATCATCACCCCATCGCGCAAAGATTCTATGCGCTGGCCATTCAAAGCGACGATATACAGTATCAATCTGACCTTGTGGGCCTTCTGATATCGCTATCTCAGATAATGCTCTCGATTGGAATAGAAGCCCATCACTGCCTTCACCTTCAGTAATGAATATTCCAGCGGTACCAAACGCTCCGAACTCAAGAAAATATTCATAAGCAGCAGTATAGAATCCACTCTGAGGCGAATTGATCTCATTAAGCATTGTATCTGAAGCATTAGTTAAAAAGAGCTTAGCCGCATCATCCATGCCTTCAGTATCTGGCCTAAACCAAGTCGTTGCAGGGTTGATGTTTAATCCCACCATGCCTGATGCAAGCAGCTCATTAGCCTGTATTGGCGTTGAATCAAATACATTGGTCATGCGCTTCTCGCCAACAGCGCGCTTAGTATCAAAGTCATCGCGCCTTGGATAGACCTGTTCGGCAATCTCTCGCCAATGACTGTCCCAAGTCTGCCTGTCAGATTTTAAGTCGTTATATCGCTTAACGATTTTCTCAGCATCAACAGCCATATTATTGCCCTAATAAAGTCTTGCGTTGTTGTTCTTCTGCGACTTGCTGCCCCGCTAGAAGAGTGGCTGGTCGTCCACCTACCTGAACCCTGCGCCTACGCTCTACATCTGCAATTCCAGCCGCCTCTGCCGCCTTTTGTCTCGCAATGTTAGGATCTGCAGCCTTTGGCAATTTTGGGGGCGTAGTTCCCAATATGTCTCCAATAAATCCACCACACATGATTAACCTCTCATCTTATAAAGTGTTCCGTTCGGATAGAATCCAAGCTTTTTGTATAATTTGTCAACAACATCAGGATCTATGCCTGCTGTCTGCCCTAATTGTATATTGCAAGGCTCGACACCTGACGCCTTGGCCCATTCAATGTAGCTCTTTATTAATCTGACTCCTGACAAGCCATTTCTGTGCTCAGGAATAACATATAGTAAAAGGTCTGAAGACATTAGTGTAGCAGAGAAATAATGTTCACTCACAACGCCAATAAAAAAGCCATTAATATCCCCATTAATTTCTGAAACCAGGCCAACTAGACGGGGGCTTGCAATTATGTTTTCTCCAAGAACTTTGCATTTATCGGCTGAATACTCTGTATGCCCGTACGCTGACTCAGAATGCATCTGACCACCAATAGCTGTTAATAGCTCTATATCGTCTTCTACCATGCGCCTGATCATAAAGCACCATCCGGTTTCCCAGAGTAGCTAGATGTTATGGCAATGTAGCAGTCTCCAGTTTTTAAACCTAAATCATTTAATGAATAAGGCGTTATAGCGGTTTTTTCGACACCTACATCCATAATCCACCCGGTATCAGGATCGTCAAGAAATATGGGTAAATCCCCATGTTTATCTATCAGGTCCAATAATGCTTCCACCAAATCTCTTGCACGAGCTCTTTTATTATTAGGCATTATCTGACCACCTTATAGATAGATACAGCGATAGAGACCACAAAACAGACCATCAAAGAGCCAATAATTAATTTTAATAAAATATCATCTACTCTCTTGCTTATATTCATGTAACTGCTCCCAAATAATTCATACACAAATGATTAAATGAAATAAGCCATTATAAAGATTAAAATAATTGCGCCAGCAACCCCATACTTCATGGCTTTAATCTCATCTTGTATGAAAGATTCATATTCCGCAATGCTATTAGCTTTCCGAACTATTCCAAGAACCCCGCAATAATAAGGATAATAAGGATATTTATTCATAATTATTCCTCTTCAATAATTATATGGGTCGTAATCATAAGATGATGAGGTCATACGCGCTGATCTCCTTGACATTTCACCTTCTGTCTTTTCTCTAACTGGATAAGCAAAAGTAAGGGCTAAGGCATCTGCAAGATCAGGCGATCGAATGCCTCTTTTCTTCATTAATCGTTTGCTTTCTATTGTTAATCTACCTCGGCTATGCCAATCACATCCTGGGGCAATAAGGTCTGCGTGAAGCTCATCTGAATCAGGTATATCAACGGGGTCTTGTTTGAGCCATTCATTAAGCTCTCCCCACATTTGATCCCTCATTAAAACGTATTTATCGTCCATAGTAGCAGATGAACCAAAATTTACCTCCCTAATATTGTTATATCCCATCTCTTTCATCCGATCAACAACGCCTGCTCCAATCCCGCCAACATCGATAAATATACGCTCGAAATCTTCTTCGTCATCCATTTGCACAATGCGACCTACGATCTTCATCGTGTCATCAGTTGCTATTCCTTTTACATCCCATGCTTTGCGCCCTTTCCGAATAGCAAAGCCCACCCTATCAGCTCCTCCTCTCGCTGGGTCCACACCAAGTAGTTTAGGGCCAATACCTATACAATCTTTTTTACGCGCCCTCATCACGTCGTCAGGTTTAATAAGGCCATCTTCGCCAGTATTCTGAAATGCTTCCGCAGCAGTAAAAGGATATTCTTGCTTAAATGCTTTGAATCCATCCATTCCGTTGACAGAAAGCTCTGCAACCTTTTCTCTTCTCCAAAGAAGTTGCCCTTCGTCAACTCCATATTGATCGATGAGAGACTGTTCTTCATCGTTAGCCTCGAAACTTCCTATGTCGTCAGCCCTATATTCTTCCTGCCAATACCAAGGGACAAAAATAGGCATGAAGTCGCTATCCCCTGATTCTGCCGCCTGCCACATCTGATGAAAATAATTTCCTAAACCGTTGGCGGTAGACTCAAGGATTATCTCTGTTTCATTTGCCCTTGGTACAGCCTGAAGGATTCCTTTCGCATGTTCTTCTGCATGAGGCCAGAACGCTACCTCAGATCCATGGAAATACTGAAGATTATTCCCGCGCCCTACGCCTTTGTTGCCTGCTGTCCCTACTTTGTACCCGGAGTCCAAATCTCCAAACACTAATTCTTTAGCATTGCTCGCCTCAGTTGATGGCCTAACAAACTTTGGACAGTTATCGTGGTATCTAACCGCCATATCGAACAGAGTAGATGTAGACTCAGCTTCGTGTGTAAGGATAAAAGCTCTAACCCCTGCCCTATGGGTTACTCTCCAATAGAAACGCGCTTCAGCGTACGTAGAGCACCCTTGCTGTCGTCCTTTGAGGATAATCGCTCTGACTCGTTTCTTTTGTTTGCGCTGAGCTTCGATCTTGCTGTGAATATATTGCTGAGCCTTATTGAGAACAAGAGATACTAATTGACCATCATCTTTGTGACGAATGAATAAACAATTCCGAGCATAAAACTCGAAATCTATCATTAATCTATTTCGTATTTGCTCAGAGTCTTTCATTTAAGAGATTCAAGCCATTCTTCATGGGTAACATCAATATTCGTGTTAGTGGTTTCCTGCTTGTCAGCCCAACCGAATCTATTCTTCATGTTCATATACCAAAGAGTGGCGTTTAACTTAGGGCCTTCATTGTCTACCATAAGGTTACATCTCCCCATTGAATGCCACCAAGCCTCTGATAATGCCTTCCCCGACTTTATGGTTTCCGAAAAGACTGGCTCTTCACGTATCCACCGGCTCCATAAGTCTTCTGAAAATGAACCACGCCACTTCCAAATCTGAGCTTTTACTTCCACATCAGATGCGCCATTCTCATACATATCGAGAATTTTCTTACCCCATCCTTTAGGCAATGTATCTAGTCCTTCTTTTGGTCTTCCGTTTTTAAGCATCTTCCTTGTCCGCTTCTTTTCTAAGCATTTTGGCCTCGATTGATACTATATCTAACTCTCTGGTCGTCCCGTTATTAGAGCCTTTACCTTGCGGCGAAAATTTACACACTATGCATTCACCGTAAAATCTTATCGATATTTCCTGTTCACAGCCAATCGGCCACGCTCTGCTACAGCATGGGCATTTCGCTTTCTTTTCTTCTGTGTAATCTGTTGGCCGCCCTCCAGCCATATAACACCTCCTTACTTTTTCTTTGGTTTAATTTTTTTAGGCGTGGCAGGTTTACCCCAATTAACAAATCTAGCCCTACCTCTTTCCTTAAGCCCCTTAATTCTATGTGCTGGCATGGTAGATACTCCTTACTTACGCTTTGACTTAGATTTGCGTCTCGGCTTAGTTTTAGTAATCTTAATCGTAATTGTAGTTTTGCGTTTAGCTTTTGCTCGTTCTTTCTCAGTATGACTTGGCATAACTCTATCCTCTGTTTATCTAACTCTGAAGATAATATCTTGAACTATAATATTGTCAGTTCCACTTTGGTTTTCTACAAAAACCTCAAGAAAATCATTAGTTGATAATGTTAACTGCCACATAGTACTTTGTGTTTCGGCATCTGTGGATTTAACGAATTGTCCTAGTCCGGTGGCATCTATAGCTGTTCCATTGAGCGCAATGTATACAGCCAAGGTATTGTCAGTTACTGGATCTAATGTCGCGATAATATCAATAGGGATAGTTAAATCGCGCTCACCAATGTAGGTTATACGGCCCGCTGTTGTTGTTGTAAAGTGTGATTTTCTTTGTTCTATCCAAGTACCTGCTACTAATACTGCATTAGATCCAGTAACTGACAATACCTTGGCTGTATACATTGCGCTCAATGGAACAGCTATAGATGCCACCGGACTAGGACAATTCGTTAAATCCACAGATGCCGAAACACAAAGTAC